CCGGCACGAAGCCGCGCGCCTGAAGCGTCTCGGGCAGATAGAGGCGATTGAGGCCGCTGCTCTCGTTGGCCATGTCGGCGCCGGCGCGCTGCAGCGTCGCCTGCCAGAGCTGGGTGAGGGTGCGCACGCGGTCGTCCTTGCCGGTCAGCTCGAAGCAGATGCGGGCCGCCAGGCCGTAGGTCATGGCGTCGACGAAGCCCGCATCCCAGCGCAGCGGATCGGTCACCTGCGCGGTGTAGATCGCCGCGACCGGCGCCGCCTGGGTCAGCAGCACGGTGATGAACGCGCCGGTCGAATCGCGGTCGGCGGCGACCTCGCAGAAGGTCTCCGGCAGCGCCAGCAGCGGCACGTCGTTCAGGCGCCGGAGCCGCAGGCAATCGGTCGGCAGGGCGTACTTGTGCCGCCAGCGCGCCGGCGGATTGGTGAGCTCGGCGAGCTGCGCGGTGAGGCGCGCGAAGTTCCAGTCGAAGGCGCGCAAGGTCGCGTCACGGACCAGGGCGAAGTGCGTCAGGCAGGCATTCGCCTCCGTCGAGCCTTCGTCGATCGCGCTGATCCTGGAGCGCGTGCCGCAGTGGGAGATCGCGGCGTTGCAGATGTCGGTGATAGAGGCCATGCGCTACTCCGGCCGGGCAGGAAAAGGATCGGGGCGAGCCGAAGCCCGCCCCGAGAGGACGTCACGCCACGTAGCCGCGGGCGTACACGGGCTGGACGTCCAGAGACGGCACCAGGGCTGCCTTGAGCACGCCGGCGGTCATGGCCGCGGTGCCGATCACGTAGTTGAGGCGCACGAAGCGCTGGCTGCCGCCGGGCAGCTCGCCGGGCAGGAACTTGTAGCCCGGCACCAGGGAGGCGACCGGGATCGCGTCCGACTGGCTGAGCGTCGACCACGCGCCGGGCGACCCCGAGCCGTTGTCGGGCGCGGTCTGGAACTGCACCTGCAAGGTCGCCGAGCCGCCCGAGGTGAAGGCGGTCACGACCTCGCACAGCAGCATCAGCTGGTCGGTCACGGCGCCGCCGATGTCGCGGGCGATGCCGAGGTCGACGATGTTGGTCGACGCGGTCGAGCCCGTGCTGGTCGGGCTGTCTCCGGCATCGGCCGAGAACTGGTTCTGTTTGTCGATGAGCATGATGATCTTCTCCGAATAGGAATTGGCTGTGTGGCTTCCCCTCCCACCCCTCCCCCAGCGGGGAGAGCTCATGACTCCCTCTCCGCAGGCGGAGGGTTGGGAAGGGGGATCAGGCCGGACTACGAGACGTTGGGCTCGGCGTTCGTGATCTGGTCGCAGATCCGGATCGGGATGCCGCGGAACGCCGTGTAGGGCTTGGAGTCCCGCGTCTCGATGGTCAGGAAGTTGTTGGTCTTCGCCATCGCCTGGATGTCGAGCGCCGCCCGCACCGTGCGATTGCAGTAGAAGGCGGTGTTGACCTGGCCGGGCTTGGTGCCGCCCGGCGGCGGGCTGTTGCCGGCCGCGCTGACGAACGGCAGCTTGTTGACCGCCGTGATCAGCGTGTTGACCAGGTTGGGCGTGGTCACCGCACCGGCCGTTACGTTGATGTTGGCGATGCGCACCACGAATCGCCAGTCGCGCACCGTGAGGCCGCAGTCCCACTTAAAGTGCGTGCGGTAGCCCTGGTAGACGTTGTTGTTGGCGTCGTAGAGCGCCACCTCGCCGAGGTCGCGCACCTGGAGGCCCGCCTTGCTGCCCTTGGGGAACAGGCCGTGGCAGGTGTTCTGGCCCCAGCCGATCAGCCAGATCGAGGTATTGGTGTTCGAGCTGCCGCCGGCATTGACGATGTTGCCGCCGTTGGGCGCCGACAGGGAGCTGAAGCGCGGCGCCAGGCCGGTGAAGCGCTCCGGCGTGGCGGTGGTGCTGCCATAGACGACGGTGCCCTGCATGCCCTGGTTCATCGATTCGATGAAGGCCATGTCCTCGCCCATGCGGAACTCGGCGGTGTTGCCGTTGAGGTCGGCGAGCGCCTTGTCGATGTCGCTGTAGGCCTCGAGCATGCCGGTGGCGTCGCGCACCTGGGCGGTCGTGCTCTTGGACTTCACGACGCCGTAGTTCAGCAGGCGCCAGGTCGCGGTCGGCAGGCCGGTGCGCACGGTGGTCTTGTGGCCGGCGCCGTCGTTGCACTGCATCCACAGCATGTCGGTCAGCATCTCGTTGGTCTGGCCGAGCAGCTCGATCACCGCCGCGGGCTTGCCGCCGGGATCGAGACGGGTGGCCCACTCGGAAAGCGTGAGCGCGGAAGAAGCAAGGGTTGCCATGTGTCAGAAGCTCCTCAGGTTCGATTTCAGGTTCGGGGATGTCCGTCGTAGATGACTTCGGCCGGCGATCGCGGGACCTCGGGCCGGACGACGTGGCCGGGCCGGAAGCGGTCTTCCGCGATCATCTGCCCGAGACGCACGAACGCTTTCACGACAGCGGGATGGTTGCCCGCGCCCGTGAAGTTCAGCGCCTCGCGGAGTCCCGGAACGTCGAGGCGATCGATCGCGCGGTTTGCCGAAGCGAGAGAGGCCTTCAGCCTGTCGCCGCCGATGTCGGGATCCGCCTTGATCTCCGAGACCCATTGGTTCTGCAGGTCGACGAACGCCTGCACGGACTTGTGCGCGGCGGCGGTTTCGCGCGCCATCGCGAGATCGATGAATTTCTGCGCCTGGTCCTGGCTGAGGCCGGTCTCGGCGAACAGCTCGGTCGCGGGCTTGAGCGACTCGGCATCGGCCGTCACGCCCTCGGGCAGCTTGAACTCGCCGTAGGTCGGCCGGGCCGGTACATCCTCGACGATCGGCTGTTCGTGCTGCTGCTCCACCGCCGTCGCGGGCTCGGCGCCCAGGACGGAGTCTTCGGTGCGCGCCTGCACGGTCTGCGGCGCTTGTTCAGATGTCGGTTCCATCGGTTTCTCCGGTGAGGGCGCCGTTGACCAGCGCGGTGAAGGACCTGGCGTCCTGGAGCGAGCGCACGTCGTTCAGGACCTTGAATCCGATCGAGCGCTGGCCATCGAGGAACATCACGGTATCGGGATCGGTCGCGACGACGCGTTCGAGCGCGCCCGACTCGCGCACCAGGTCGGCGAGGTAGAGCCGGCCGCGGACGTCGCCCGCGATCCAGCGCACGGCCTCGGCGAGCCGCGCGCGTCGCGTCCGGTCAGCCTTTGCCTTGCGTTCGACGTGCCGTTGGTTGCCGGCGTCGTAGGGTGTGTCTGGTAGTGTGTCTGGAGGTGTGTGTGCGTTCGACATGCACGCGAAACTACGCGCGTCGACGCAGCACCACCTATTACGGGCAATGGCCCGCGATTATTCGCCGATTAATGAGGGGTCGATTCCGGGTCCAATGCCCATAATGAGACTCTGAAAAGAGGGGTTATCCACAGGTTTTCAGCCGTCTTTGGCGATGAATGGCGAGGGCACGCGATCGGCCAGCCAGACTTTCTCGTTGCCGAGATAGAACGCGACGCCGGCTGTCGCGGCTTCCGCCGCATTGACGCGCAGAAGCACTGCCTCGAGCAGCTCGGGCGAGGTGCCGTGGTAGAACCGCTCCGGCGGCATCGATGGCGTGGGCGCGAGCTTGCCGGGCACCGAATGGCCGTAGTGAACACGGATGCGCTCGGCGTCGAGCAGCGCCTCGACCGGCGTCCAGGCTTCGGCGTCAAGCTCAAGCTCCTAGAGCCACGGCTCGGCCGGGCGGATCAGAGGCCGGTCGCCTGGCCCCGGTAGAAGCGGACATTCCACTCGCTATCCTTGAGCACGCGGTGCACGGCAACGCTGAGATCGAGCGTGCGGGCCTCGTCGAGGCCGCCGGCGGCGATGGCGTCGGCGCAAAGTGCCTGCAGCTCCTGCAGCGCGCTGAGTTCGGCGCTGACGGCGGGAGCGGCAGTGCTGCGACGGGTCTTCAACTCGACGATGTTGCTCAAGATTCCCTGCCCAGGATGACGGCGCCAATAAGCACAGCACGCGCACGAACGCCAGCGAGGCGCCGTGTCGCGCCTCGTCGCGCAGCCTCCAGGGCGCGGAATCAGCCGGCTTTCGCGACCCACTGCGCGTAGCGGATGGGGCTGCGGCCGGCGGGCGTGCGCGGTGTGTCGGGCGCGGGTTGGGCATGCTCGCGGCCCGAGCATCAGCATCTTCTCCTCGCGCCGCCCGCAATCTCGCGCGGTGATCTCGCGGCGGTCGACTCGGCCATCATCAGGAACGGCCAGCGCGCCGAGAGCGATAGATGGTCCTCTATGATCTACTCATCGTTGCGGATCTGCCCCTCGCGCAGGATCGGGGTTCGGGCGGAGGCGCGCTCGGTGGTTTGGCCGGAAACTCCGTATCGATTGGGCTGTTTGAGCGTTCGCTGAATCGTTTGCGTGCTCGGGGGGCCTCTGCTGCCGATTGCAGCCCGCTCGCGTCCGGGCCGTCCTCCGGCTGCTGCTCGGCGCCGGGCGGCGGCGATTGGGACGTGTCCTCCGACGGCGTCGTGGTATCGGGGATTGCGGGTTCGATCGCCGGCCGCATCTCATCGGGCACCGCCGCGAGAAGCGCGCGAACAGCTTGTCTATCCTGGCGCGATCCCGTCGCGAGAGCGTGTCGCAGGCCGTCGATCTCAGCGGCCGTGAAGGGCGCGACCGAGAAACCGCGCAATTGCGCGATCTCGCGGGCCCGGCGGACGCGGCTTACAATGTCGTCGAGGGGCACGGCCGGACCGACTTCCTTGTAGAGCGCCGTGCCGGCCCCGAAAGCGTCGCGGTCAAAAGCGTGGGCCTGGTGGGCTTGGATTGTCTGAGCGTTATCGCGGAGGTCACCCGACGGAAGCTCGCCGATCATGCGTCTCTGCTTGTCGACACTGGCTTGGGCGAACGAACCGAGCGCGGACTCCTGCACCGCAAGTCGTCGCGTCGATGCGGCCTTGTCGGGTTCCCCGGCGTCGTCGTAGGCCTGCGCGATCCGGGCCAGTGCGCCGGGCTGGTAAACGTCGGGCGTGCCGGCGAGGATGTTTATCGCGTTGGCGATCTGGTCGTCGAGGCCCTTTAATCGCCTGCGGACCATTGCCATTCGCGAGACGCTGGTCGATCGCAGTACGCCAGATGGCCGAGCGGGCGGCGTCCATTGCCGGGCCCTCGGGCTTGCCGCTCATCCGGGCGAGCTCCTGGGGGGGCGGCGCTGGCGTGGGCCTCGGCGAGCCCGGCAAGCTTGTCGTCGTTGTTGTGCTCGAGCACGGCCGCGTTCTGGATCAGGCGCTGGCGCTCGGCGATGGTCTGTCGATTGAAGACGTCGCGCTGAGCCGCGACGTGAGGGTCGATGCCATCGCGGGCGTCGTCGAGATGGGCGTCGAGTCGCGGGCCGAGCACGAACCGCGTGTCCTCGTCGGGTAACCGCGTCGAGCGTCGACTGCTTCAGGCCGTTCAGCCGGTCGAGGATGCCGGGTGCACCGTCGGCGGCGTCGCGGCCGGTAGTGCGGTAGTAGGCATCGGGCGCGATGAACAGCGC